ATGGGAAGGTATTGTTCTAGGGATTGCTTCTGGAGCAGTTGTCAAGCGTAGTTACATAGATCTAAGTGGCTGGTCCATAGATGATCTAACTACATTCACTAAAGGCGTAGATGTGCAAAAGATGAGAATCCCCCTAGGAATAGGAGGAGTCTTTCCTGTTATTTGGGAATATGACTACATAACCACCAGAAGGATACGAACAGAGGAACTCTCTTTCTTCCCTTTAGTACCGGGCTTCCTCGGCGCACCAGCGAAGTTAGATCTAATGGAAGTTGTTTATGGCCAATCTCGAAATTATGCTGAGAATGCCACCATCCCAGGAACTTATGTCACCACCGATACAGCAACCTTTGGTTCGGGTAATCCAGTCGCTACTGATAAACTCCATTGGACTAGATTCATTGTCTTCATGGCTGGGGCAGCTGGTCGACTCTCAATCTATCCTTCTAACCTAGTCATACAAGCAGTAACAGCCAAAGAAAAGGATCTAGTCTGGATGGAGCGCCTGCGTAGATCGTATGTGCTCGAAGACCAGGCGGACGTCTGATGGCCAAGAAGAGGAAGAAGAAAGTCGAAGACGACGCATGGATGTGGATGAGTCAGCCAGTTGTGCCTGGTATGGTTTCCATTCATCACCATGACTCATCCCATTACCATGGAGGACCTGCAACGGTCACCACCACCTATCCAGGGAAGCCCATCAAGGAAATGCCGATTGAGGGATTCACCAGGGCGATGTTCGAATACGCTACTCTTGCTGCTCTCGATCCAACCAACATTCCGGAAGGGGCAGTATGGGCAGGTGCGTTGGGAATCGGATATAAGTGGGGACTTCTAATTGCCGTAGTAAAAGGAGTTTTAATCGGTGCTCCCCTCCTGGCTATCGTCGACCCTCAAGACAGGTGGGAAGGAGGCCTCGATGAAACAGAAACCTACGGGCATATTGAATACGGTGCGAAATTAGGGTGGGCTGCATCTCCAGCGAATCCAGCCAACTGGTAATCAGTCTGGTATAGGTAGGTGTGAAGCCCAATGTTGATCGAGTCGATACTGAGAATTCGTATAGTACGCACATAGAGAACAGCAGTAGATCATTCACTCACCTCTGATACAATACCAGCACATGACGGAATCACCTTCATACCAGCATTCAACATCAACTCGAGTACAAGTCTCACAGTCACCCCATCCACCCGTTCCTTTGTGTGGTCCATCAATCGGTGTTCCTTCACTCATTCTTTCAACTCCTTCTCGAAGGCTTCAATCTTCTCTCGATATAGCTCTAGAGTCACCTCTAGGTACTTTTGACGCTCAAAGACCTGCTGGACAGACATATGCTCACCCTTACGCACGGTCCAATTCCTTTTCAAAGCATAATCACAGAGTAATTTGTCGATACACCTGGATCTATCCCCCTTTGAGATGCTCACATATCCCTCATATCCCATCTCACTCAGACTTACACTCACTACTGGCATGAGCCGTCCAGTTGATAGTTGCTATTAATTGTTGGGATGAGCAATCTGCGTATGAGCGCAGTCCTTCATTTACATTCAATTCCACGAGCAACGCTGTAGTGCGCACTGGCACCCTCGCCTGCATCGCAGGCAGGGGATAGTCCATAGGCGTTGCGTACAACGAGACACGTAAGGGGATAGTGAACTATTTACACCGACCACGCATCAGAGGAGATATGGCGACAAGCAAGACAGGCAGTTTTTGGCTGACTGAGAATGTTCAACTAGCAGCACTAGCTGCAAATGGATCCAGAGCAGAGGGAACAATTGACTTGGGAAGTTACGTCGATGTAGGCGACCAGCAGGCCCTGGCTATCGAGCAAGTCGACTTCATCTGGCAGAGAGATGCTGACTTCGGTTCCAATGCCTCGTCGTTCCTAGGTGGAGTGGGATCCCTCGGGATGCAACTCAGCGATCTAAACCCTGGTGGAGTCTTTGTTCGAGCAGATGACAACAACCTCATTGCTTCAGGAGCATTGAATGTTGAGATTCCGGCGATTGGAAATGCAGTAGGACACTCTTCAGACTTCTATCCAGACAACTTCGGAAAGTTGGACGAGTCCAGAATAGTAGTCAATGACCAGATTTATTTGGTTGTTGGCAATGATGGGTTCGCAGTTGGAACCGGAATCATGTACGGAACAGTCCGAATCAAGGCACGGATAGTCAAACTCTCCACTAAGGACTGGATGGCAATAGCGATACAATCAACAGCGAGTGACAACTGAGGGCTTCCAATGGAGGCTCTTACCGACTCGGCAGCCGTGGCTCTTTGCGGATTAGCCCAGAAGGCTCTCGAAGAGAAGGGAGTAGATCCCCTGCTCGCAGCTGCATTTGCTGAGAGAGCATGTCGCCCCCTGGTGCGTGGAGCTGGGCGTCGGATAGTCCGAGGTGGAAAGAAGGTGGCAGGCAAGGTCAAGCGAAAGGCATCGGCTTACAACAAGAAATACGCCAGGGCCTACAAGGCACTCAAGAAGAAGCATCCTCGAACACCGTTCGCAGCCCTCGCCAAGAAGGCTCATGCAAAAGCAAAGAGGATGAAGTAAGATGCCTGAAGACGTAACACCCCATCAACTCTACAAGCAAGTAGAGGGATCAGATGTTGACACAACCTTTGAGGGAACCAACCTAGATGCAATGACTACCACCAATGGATGGGAAGGTATTGTTCTAGGGATTGCTTCTGGAGCAGTTGTCAAGCGTAGTTACATAGATCTAAGTGGCTGGTCCATAGATGATCTAACTACATTCACTAAAGGCGTAGATGTGCAAAAGATGAGAATCCCCCTAGGAATAGG